ACAAGCGATTCTGAGAGCTTTTCAAGCCTAATGACCTGACCAGCGATTGTAAACGAAGTCTCAGAAGCGCTCTGACCAACGATTGTGATTTTAGGAAAGGCAAGAGCAGAACCTTGAACGGTCAAGGTCCCACTTCTTGTCAATCTCTGTGTATCAGTGGTTTTGAAGTATTTGGTAGGGTGACAAGTGAATTTCACATCTACCGTCCATGCACCAAAATCATCTTTAATAATTTTGAAATCATCCACTTTATAGCACCAATATTTCACGCTTGGCTCTTGTTCATTCTCCAACCAAAATTTTTCACGATTTAACAGAGAAGAAAAACGGTATAAGTCTTCATCTGTTGGATTAATCAAGCTGATGTGGTAGCTTTTTTCAATCAACCTACGATGCCTATTTGATTGAACAATTGCACCACTGATCCCATCATGTTCTAAAAGACTAGTTTTTGAAGAGGATACGATGACTTGTGGTCGTGTTTCAACCAGAATCTCACATTTGAATGATGATGTTTTCACTCCGTCAATGGTTAACTCATTAATTTTTGTCATGCGAAACCTCCTCTCAAATTAGTTTTTCTTTGTAGTTCTTCAGCAATACGTGTTCCGACTGCATCAGCTAGTCTATTCAAATCCGCTTCTTCTCGGATGGTCACTCCTGAGAAGTTGACATTGATGCTATTCGATGTATTCATCGTATTAGCAATACTTTGTCCAATGGCACCAAGAGTTGACTTATTGAGTGGAAGGATTGCTTCTGCACCAGCTTCTCCACCAACCATTGCTCTATTCCCATTCATTCCAAATAAAGTTGGTTTGGTCATGATACCACCCTTCGCATACCACTCAATACCGATGCTTGGAACGCCCTGACTTAACCAGTCCAATGGATTGGCTGAACCACTTACATAGAAGTGTGGTAATGGAATGTGCGGCCAACTGATATTGAAATTAAATAGATTCTTAATAGCTTCGATAGCGTTAGATACTGCATTTCTAGCACCATCAATAGCATTTGAAATAGTTGATTTGATAGAGTTCCAAATATTGCTAGCAGTGGATAAGATACCATTAAAAATTCCTGAAATCGTGCTACTCAAATTATTAAACAAATTTGACCCGGTTGAGACCAGGCCAGACCATAAATTGGAAAGGGTAGAAGTAAAACTTGACCACAGTGACTGAGCCCCTGAAATCAAACTTGAGAAAATATTGGACAAGGTGCTAGTAAAGCTAGACCACAAAGACTGTCCCGTTGAGACTACTGAAGACCAAATTTCAGAAAGCCAAGCAGTGAAACTTGACCACGCTGTAGTAGCAGTCGTGACAATATTAGTCCACAATTCAGAAAGCCAAGCGGCGCAAGCATCCCACGTCGACTGAAGCCATTCAGATATGATCCCCCAGTTCATGATGGCCTGAATGATGAGTGTAATAGCGGCAATAGCAGCAACTATTGCCGCTATTACAATTCCAACAGGCGCACCTATTGCACCTATAGCAATGACTAGCGGTGCTATTGCACCAAGCAGTAGCATTACAGCAGTTGTAACGAGGCCAAGAATCACGATAGTCTGTTGATCAGTTTCATTTAAGCTGGTAAACCAATTGACAGCAGATTCAAGTATGCCCATCAAAGGTTCTAAAGCTGGTATAACAGTCTCAAGTAATTTGCCACCTACCTCAGCAAGTCCTTCCTTTGCTTTGTTTGAGTAGGTTGTTAGTTTATCAATCGGATCTATTGTCTCATCAAATGTTGTTGCTACAGTTCCTGATGAGTTTTGTGCTGCTTCAGCTAAATCATTAAAACTAAATGCCCCACGTTGGATAGCATCTACCATTTTAGGAGCGGCTCTATTTCCGAAAACTTCAGAAGCAATTCTTATTGCTTCTGTCTTACTAGTAGCATTCTGAATTGCATTGACAGTCTCGTTCAACCCCTCAGTCAATGTCTTTCCGTCTTTAGCATAGTTTACTGTAGCCTTTGAAAGTGAAGCTAAAGCCGCAGAAGAGTCAATCCCACTTTTTTCAAATCTACCAATTAATGTCGCCCCCTCTTCAAAAGATAATCCTAGCATCTTAATCTGAGGAGCTCCATCAATTGCTTTTTGAAAGATGGAGTCATAAGATTGACCAGTATCCTGGCCGACCTTTGTTACTGAGTCCAATACTCTCGCTAGATCCTCATTAGATAAACCGTAAGCATCAATTGCTTTCTTGGCATTTATTGCTGAATTTGAAATATCTTCTCCAGTTATTTTTGAATACTTCAATAGGTACTCTGCTGCAGATTGCAAAGTATCACCAGTAAGTCCAAATTGTGTATTTAACTCACCAACTGCGTCAGCAGATTCTTGAAATGTACTCGCTGGTAAGGATGTAGCGATTCCTTTTGCAATTTCCTGAAGTCCTAACAAGGCTTCGCCAGTAAGTCCAGTCTTCGTCGTAACAGTATCCATCGCTTCGTCGATTTCAGACCATGCATCTACTGTTTTTTTACCAGCATCAACCATTTTTTGACCTAGTTGTCCTGCCTTTTCAGCAACGTTCATCATTACATCGGCTTTTAAGTATCCTGTAGCTTCCTTGATGTTTCCTGTTGCTGAACGGCTCGAATCTCCTAGATTCCCCATGGCTTTATCTATCTTCAACACCTCAACTTCTGCTTGCCCAATTTCATTTTGAAGTTGTCGCCATTCCTCTGTTCCGATTTTTTCCTTTCCTAATTCCTCTTGTTTCCGTTTCAACTCCTGGACCTTATCCTTGGCTAATGAAGATTGTTTACCTAATAACTTCATTTTTTCTTCGGACAACTCTACATTTTTAGGATCTAATTCAAGCTTCTGGTTGACGATATCAAGTTCTTTTGCAACATTGTTGATTTCTTTGTTGAGATTTAAAATAGACTTTGGATTTCCTACATCTTCGATATGTTTTTTGGTTGAATCCATTGCCTGGTCAACAACCTTCATCTGTGATTCAACTTTAGAAATTTCAAGTTGAAGCTTATTCCACTGTGCTGAACCAACTTCAGATTCTCCCAGTTCCTTTTGTTGCTTTTTGAGTTCAGCAATTTTCATAGCACCAACACGAGCTTGTTCCTGTAAGTTGAGCAACTTACGATTCAGCAAGTCGACATTGTCTGGATCCATCTTCAATTGTTTATTGATGTTGTTGAAATCTTTTTTCAAACTAGATAAAGCATTATTGATACCTTTTACAGATTTGTCAAATTCAACAGTATTGGCACCAAATTTGACATATAAGCCTTCAAATGTTTCAGTCATAGATTTCCTCCTTTCAGTTTTAGTCAGACATTACATTTAGTAATTCTGCGTTTGATAAAGTTTTCTTCTCATTTTCATTGATACTCATCTGATGTAGTGTCCCCATCAGATAATTAAAGTGTTGACTTTCTGCCCAAAAAACATCCATCCGATTTTCAAAAACAACCTTATAAATTTTTTCAGAAGTTATGACTTCTGTTGAGGCTTTTTTCTATCTTGAGGAACCTTTGCTCTACTTCGGTTAAATTCATAAAAGAGGTCTGAGAAAAAACCAATATCGATCAAATCCCCAAACCAAGGAGCAAGAGAGGCTGTTTCAGCAGTCAGCTCATTCTGTACCAAGCGACCATTCTCAACCTCACCGTACAGACAAGGGATGACTTCAGTTAGGAAGTTCATGAAATCTGGCTCCATAAGTAATGGCATTAGTTTGACTTTTTCTTCATCAGTTAAATCAGATAAGCAACCATTTACACCAGTTGCAAGGGCAAGCTGTGTGTAAGCTGTGAGTGCTTTTTGGTTGTCATCAAAGAAGTTGCGACCTGTTCGCTGTTCATACATCTTGATAGCTGGTAAAGAGTAAAGAAAGCGCACTGTTTCAGTGTACTCTCTTTCTTCACCATAACTATCAAACGCTGTGAATGATAGTTCTTTTTTAATCATTTTAGCCTCCTGGCACGATGGCTGTTGTTCCTAAAGCTTCATTGATAAAATCAATCAATTTCGTTGGGGTACTTGAAGCGAACAATTTATCAAATTTAGCACGGACAACACCCTTGTCTGTATCACGCCATACAATTTCTGAAACAGGTTTTTTATCTGAATCTAGAATGAAATTGTTAGGTGACGCAGTACATGGAATTTCGATTTCTTTTGGTGTAGCAGAGCTTTCATCTGTTGTAGTGCTGCCTTTTGGAGCTGATGCTTTTACATTGGTCCAGATGTGGAACTCTTCAACCTCAGAACCAAACTCGTCTGTAACCGTTTCAGCATATCCCCAAATGAAATTCGCATTCACACCAGTATCGATGAGCGCTGGAGGAGTTGAAGTTGTCAGCTTTTTCCCCAAGTGATCAATCATGAATTGTTTAGGAATTTGATAAGTCGTGATGGATCCCTCAGTTGATTTCTTACCTTGAAGACGAACGTGCTCCACATTGTCTGCGTAGTATGCATTTGATTCTTGTGAAGTTTCAAAAGATGTTTTTCGCAATCCTGTAAATGGGTATGGTGTTTTTAGATCGAGTGCGCCAGATTCTGTTTTTGAAATCTTAGCAAAGAATCCCATGGCATTACCATGAGTAACCTCTCGTGTGTCATATTTATAAGTCATTGTGACTCCTTCCTTAATTTGGTCTGATTTTTATTGATTTCATATTATTGAGAAAGATTTCTTTATTTTTGAGATAAGCTGGTCTGATGTGTTCTTGAGGTGCTACAAATCCACCATTTTTTGTTGCGTGGCCATTTTCTAACAAGTGAGCAAGCGACTTCTCTTTCCCATTGTTATATACTACAGCGATATCTTCAATGGTCTCGTGAGTCCATCCTTTTTCATATACTCCGTTTCTTCTAGGACTTCCGTCTCTAATATCTCCAGCGGTGCTTTTTCCTGCTTTTTCTATGATTTCTAAAACTTGATTCTGTATATCGATTTTTAATGTTTTCACATTAACGCTACCACTTCCCACTTGTGAATACCTCGATTTTGTAGGTTGTAAGTAAGTAATCTGTATCAGGCTGTTTTAGATTCAACTGACTAGGTTCACACATAAAATTAGACAACATCAATTCCTCAATGCTGTCTAGTTTCTTCTTGTGATAGTGACTGATTTGAATAGTCACTTTTCTCATGTGTACTGTGTCATCAGCAGTAATACTACTACCCGGAGTTAAACGATAGTAAAGAATAACGTTGTCAGGAGAGGACTTTTCCTCACGTTCCATATAGAACACTTTTGATTTTAAAGTGTTTTTTTCTAGGATTTCTTGAATTTCTTGCCTGGTGAAAAACTTCTTAGCCATTATTTCAATTCTCCTAATTCAATTATCGTGTAGTGGCCATCATCAGATTCAGTTCCAACATTTACCTTGTACTCTTTTCCTTTGTACTTCACGTAGTCTAAGGAATCTGTCACATAGTTCGAACGTATCCGAAATCTTGCTGTCAAAACTTGACCATCTGCCAAAGCTTTATCAAGTCTACGTTGGTAGATCTTCTCTTTTTCAGCTTTGACTTTCTTTTCTACAACTTGTTTTTCAAAAACACCTTTTTCGACCTCTGTACGCTCATCGTAACAAAGGATGATTGATATTCTAGATGATTTCATGATTTAACTCCGTAAATAGCTTTTAATTGATAGAGAATATTTGTCAATTCTTCATCAATCCAGCTCATTGTTGTTGAGTTTCCTATCATCAAGGATTTATCAAATCTCTGAACACACCTCAAATGTAACCAATCTAAAATTGTTTCTTTATCATCCTCTTCAATCTTATTCCATTCTGTCAATTCGCTTTCTTTATCGATGCGAGTGATAGGAATGTTGTTTCTCGTTAAATATGAAATCCCACTATTTATGTAGCTTAAAAGTTGAGTGTCGAAGATCTCTTCTTCGACATCAACTTCAACCATTTCTTTAATTTGGTTAAGGATTGTCATTTTAGACTCCCCTTTCTATTTAAAATCAACCTTTCGTGAATTTCACAGCTGATTTGTACTGACCAAGTCGGCCACCAAGCACGCTAGCAAGTTCGATATGACGGCGATTCATCGTTACATCATAATCTTCAAAGCGATCAGCAGAGACATCATCACCAATCATCTTATAAGCCTTGTCAGCAAATGCGATAATTGGGTTAGTCGCATCTTCCATCCAGTCATAGACATATACTTGGTAACCAGCAATGACATTTCCTGTTTGTGAAATTGGTGCGAATGGTTGTGGATCAATGTAGCGTTTTTCGCCATCCTTAACCATTTTAAGTTTACGAGCAATGGTTTTTGAAGTTACCAAAATTGGAGTTGTATTTGCAGCAAGTTTATCAATCCCTTTGACGAGGTTTTCTAAAACAGTACTGTCAAATTCCCCGTCAACACTGATTTCTTGTGTATCAAATAGTTGAGCAAGTGTTTCTTCTGCAATAGATTTAATTTCAGTGATTTTGTCATCATCATCACTATTTTTACCATCGCCAATAACAACAGCACGTTCAACTGCACGGATGAATCCTTGTGCTAATTCATTCATCACATAGTTGAAGTAAGCACCTGTTGTATCCTTCTTCAAGTCAGCATACTCAAAACTGTATTTGATGTAGACAGCAGCAGAGTTGATTGTATAATCGATAAATACAAAAGATTCATCTTTCTTTGTTTTGCCATTCTGATGGCCTTTGGCTTTTGCTTGTTGCGTTTGAAGCGCAACACGTACTGCATAACGAGGATCTTTGGTTACATGGTTCAGGATACCATCGTAATCATTAAATGCATTTTGGATTGCAATCAATACTGGTTCAGGTAAGATTTTGTTAACATCAGTTACACCTTTTTCAACCAGATTTGCTTCCCACGCTTTGCGGGCACTGTTTGAGCTGCCTTCGTTATCCATGAGGATTCGAGCGAAATCAAGTGCAGCTTCTTTTGTTTTTAAGTATTCCATTTGTGTCTTGCCTTTCTGTACTTCCTTGATAGATTTAGCAGCTTTATTGAGATTGTCTTCTTTTTCTTCAATTTCAATATCTAACTTAGAAATTGTGTTCTTGAGTTCCTCTGCTTTGGATACCAATTCTTCTGCATCTGATTTCAACTGTGCAAGTTCTTCTTCTCCAATAGTTGCTGACTTCAATTTCTCTTCGATTGAAGCTTTTTTAAATTTGACCTCAGATAACTCATCTGCATGTTTTTGTCGTTCTTCCATCAATTCGACTAGTGTTTTCATTTTTTGCTCCTTTTTTAAATTGTTGCAAGTTTACTCATGATATCTTGCTTCATGTTCGCCTGAGCGATTCGCTTGTCAACCACAGACATATCAAATCCCTTAATATTATCAACGGTTGCTTGAGGATTGGCTGGCACGGTCACGACAGATATTTCAAAGATTTCAACTTCTTTAAAAATCCATCCACCGTAAGGTTGCTTAGCGTCAACTGGCTCATAATCATTAATAAAAAATCCAATGCTCAGACTATCCAATGCCCCCATCTTCATGAGGTCATAGGTTTTCTTAGCTTCTGGATCGCTTAAGTTGAATGTTGACCGTGTTCGCAGACCTTTTTCATCTACCGACAGTTCATGCTTACCGATGACACGATTGCGGTCGTGATTTAAGCACATAGGGACGACAGCCTTAGTTTTCAGGGTATTGTCAAAACACCCCTTGGCCATCACATCGCCATCTCTGTCGGTATTGCCATAGGTGGAGGCATAAGCCTCAAAGTGAAAGTCAGCTGACTCTTCCTCAACTGACTTGACGACAAAGGTTTTTAACTTTTCCATAGCCTACCTCCTTTCTTAAAATTTCTGCCAACCGCCCACCCTATTCTTAATTACTTTCGCTTGGCTCGATACGAACTGCATTTAGATTAGTTTCGAATACTTCTCCACCTTCATATCCTGGAAGTCCTAGATACGTTTCACGGAATTCATTTGAATTCATCAAACCTGCGTATTTAGATTTAAATCCACCTTCTACTAGATCCTTGAATGAAATCATGTCAGCCATATCAAAGAAGACCAAGAGCTTGTTTCCTTGTGTCCTTGCCGTCTTCGTGAAATATTTTCTATTAATTTCTTCAGAGAATACACGTTGATATAATTTCATGACGCTAGAATAGTAAGCTCTATATTGTTCTTCTGTGTAGTCACAAGTAAACAATTTTTCATTAATCCCATGAGCATGATAAAGTTGAGATTTCAGAAACTCCATTTCTTCTTTAGAAGCGGTTGAGTAATCTTTGTTTAATTCCATAAACTCTTCACCTTGCTCGAGATAGGCAATGCCACCATTTTCAGCAAGTTCCATCATGCTATCAACTCGACTCTTAGCTTGTTTCTTCAAATGTTCATCTGCTGCTTTAGTTGGTAGTTTTAAGAATCCTCTCAACTTTGAATTCCCTCTGCCTAACTTCTCGGTTAACGCATCAAGGTTGATATCAATTAATTCTGTGATTTGGTTTAGTTGACTTGTCACGTTTAATTTAGGATTCTCAAAAACCCAGACATCGCTAAGAGGTAGCTCAATCTCTACATCATCAATCATGATTTCAACTCTCTCTGCAGTCCATGATATTGTTTTCTTTGCAAGCCAAATTTCAATCAGTCGACCATTTTCCCAACGTGGAACAACGACCGCAACACCATCTTTCAGCATAGCTCTTGTTACATTTGCCCAAAATACAACTGGTATTTCAAGGGGATTTGGAGAGAAAGATAAAACATTTGCAAGATCACTATTTTCAAACCACTCCATCTTATCAACTCCTGTCGGATTTCGAGTGATTCTCACATGCTTGAATCTAACTTGTGCAGTATCTGTTGAAATCTTATTGTAGATATTGTCTAAGTAAATCGAATTTCTTCTCCAATAATTCAAATTTCTTTGTAAATAGGTTCTTGTGGATTTTCTATTGCTTGGTCTGAAAATCCTAGCAAAAACCTCTCTTAGATTATTTATATATTTGTTCATTCTTCACCTCAATCAAAGTAATAACTCAAGTCTTCCTTGAAATTTTCGTAGCAAATAAAGGCATCTAACTGACTAGCAAATACGTCAATCTTTTCTTTTGCCTTTTCTTTATTTGGAAATACATTGTTATTCGCATCTATCTTGACACGAACATTGGCATGGTTCCAAGTTGCCACAGGATCGTCAAAGATGATTTTACCCATCTTAGCTTTTTCTTTATACACTTTTAAAGGATTGGATAAGCTCTTGACCGTTTGTGGAATGTCGTGACATATATCTCCGTAGTAGTCATTAATTAAGCGGATAAGCTCTTTTGCATTCCAGCGGTCATATCCAACTGCAACTGGTAAGATTCTATTCTCACTCATGAACTGTCTTAACTCTTCAAAGATATAGGCTTGATCATTGTAGTCCAACTCATGAACATGAAGTTGTCCACTAAGCTCCCACTCAGCGTATTTGTCCCTCAGTTCTTTTGGAAGACTTTCAATCGTATGACGTGGCATGAACTTCTTGTTCAAATACTGACGCTCTTCGCCACGCACCACCATAAATGAGACCGAACAAATGTCATTAACATCTGACAAGTCAACACCAAGCACACAGCGAGCACTCCGCTCCTCATTTCCGACAAACAAACTCTTATCAAACTTATCAGACCAACCCTTACACTCTTCATTACTGAAGTAAGCGAGATAGTTATTAACAGGGAGGTTAAACGTTTTAGCCATCAGCTCAGCCTGTTGTGCTGGATCATTCTTGCTCATTTCAATATCCTTGGCAATCGTCTCCTTCTCAGTTGTTATACCAAGTAAAGGCATCGCTTTCTGCCACATATCTGGATTGTGGATTTCAGAAACATCATCCAGCTGATAAATCCAAGGCATGACCGAATCATTGACAATCTTTTCATCAAGTATATCTACCCAGATGTTGTAATACTTATCAAACAGCTTGTCACGTTTTGTTCCATTCGTGGAGATGTACCATGTTATCCAATTCTTACGCTTACGGCTGGAACCATCATTCACAACCTTGATGAAGTCATCATCATAAGTATGTACCTCATCAAAGATATTGTAATGAGCATTGGTCCCATCAAGACTTTCATAGTCAGAAGTCTTGATTGACATAAGACTATTAGTTGTCTCGTACAAGATTCCTTGCTTAGTTGACCGTAATATATCAGCTTCACGCATATAGTGGAGCAAGCTGTCTTCATTCGACAACATAGCTCTAGAAGCATTAAACAGATAGCCAGCCTGTTCACGACTGTAAGCTAGAAGCTGAATGTCAGCACCCCACTCACCATCAATGATCTGACCAACCTCACCAATAGCAGAACCAAGTGTGGTTTTCCCTGTACCACGAGGTACAATAATAGGCACCTCATGAATGAGACGCCTTTCTTCAAAATCTTTATATTCTTCAAGTGTATCGGGATCTGTTTTTGTAACTTCAACTGTATGATAAAAACCCCACGTTGTTTCTAGCCAGACCTTTTGAGGTAAAGCCAAACGTAACTTGCCAGCAAGACCTTTAGTATTGCTGCACTCTTCCTCAATGAACTCAATCCGTTTGTCAGCTTCTTCTTGTTTAAAGATATATTGATCCTTGTACCTCTCTACTCGTTTGATCGACTTCATCGTAAGTTCACAAACACGAATCTTCCCTGAATAGACAAGCTGAGCATATTTATCAAAATATCTCATCTCAACCATATCGAGCCAACTTCTCCTGAATCATTTCTTTGAGGCTATCACCCTGTGGACTTTGCTTTTCAATCGTTGACATAATCTGCATGTTTAGCTTTTGATACTTTTCCATTCCATCAAGTAAATACTTATCAGGTAACTCACCGTCATTGATGACTTTATTGATTTCCAGCTGGAAGTTTTCAATCACTTTTTGATTATGATTGTATTGAGTTTTTAAATTTTTCAAACCTACTGAATCATTGTCATTGATTTCAAGCATTTTTTCTTTTGGAATCAACTTGAAAGTCTTACGAGATAGTTCAACACGTTCTTCTCTTGTATACTTTTGCCGTTGATTTGCAAGCTTTTCTAACTCTTTGAACTGACTTTTTGTGATATTCGACCGAGTTTCTTCAAATATGCCTAGCTTTTTTCGATACCTAGTGAGGGTAGCACGACTTATTCCTAGCTTTTCTAAAACTTCATTGATTTTCAAAATCATGCTCCTTTCTTGTATCAATTTTCGTCATTTTTGGGGGAGAGGTATATAAGAGGATTGACACCGTTATTATTTTGGGTGTGTGAAAATTTTAAACAGGGGGGATCTGATAAAAATAAAAAATTCAAAAAATAAAAAATCAAAATAAATTAATATTCCGATTTTCTAAATTTAAATTTATTTTACTTTGAAATGTTTTTGTATTATGACATTCGAGGCAAAGTAGTTGCAGATTGTCTTCGTTGAGAGTAATAGACTCATCTTGATAATTAGTTTCATCAATCTCTATGATATGGTCAACAATGCTCTTGCTATGAATTAAACGTCCACACATATCGCAGCGCATACGCTTTGTACTTCTGATTCTATTTCTCAGAGTTATCCAAGGTTTCGAGTTGTAGAATTTAATCTGCCAAGTTCTAAACCAGTCAGAGTGTTTAGGATTTTTAAAATAAGCCATCGCCTATGCAGTACCTTCAACTTCTGGATTTTTTTCATGATACAAATATATCAGATTCATTTTGTCAATTCTATATCTTTTTTTGACAAGATTTATTTTTGAGTTTTGAATTTATGTAAAATATCCCTGTTGAATTAGTTATATCTTATATTTTATCCAATTTTGTTTCACACTCAAAAACTAATACGGACAATGCTTCAGGCCCTATTTAAAATATAAACTAGAAACTTCCTCGTTATGGATAGTTGAAAAAATCAAAAAAATATTAGAGGCTAAAATTACTCATCTTAGTATCAAGTTCATCTTGCCTTACACAAATATAAATTAGTGTGACTGCTGGACTTGAATGATTGAATAATGACATCAAGTCTGCAACGTTCTTGTACTTCTTGTAGTAATGATAGCCAAATGTTTTTCGCATTGTGTGAGTTCCGACATTATCGATGCCTAAGTCTTCAGCAGCTCTTTTAAGAAACCAGTATACCGTCTTATAGCTGAGCGCCTTATTCTTTCCAACACGACTCTGAAATAGATACTCATGTAATTCTTTATCTTTGACAAATTCCCTCAATTCATTCTTGAGTGGTCTTGTCATTTTGATGCTCTTATATTTCCCCGTTTTCTGTTCTCTAACTTTAATGTGCCAGCCTTGAACATCTTTAACCTTTAGTTTGAGAATATCGCCAACACGAAAACCTGTATTGATTCCCAAAAGAAATAACATATAATACTTTTCATTCCAAGATGATAGATAATCCTTCATGGCTTGGATATCATCCTTGTCTCTTAATGGTTCAACAATATTCATAGTTTTTCTCCTTTCAAAAAAATAAAGCACTAAGATTTTCTCAGTGCTTTGGATAGTATCAATCTATCATTTTCTTTTTGTCAATGCTATACTTTTTTTTGACAATTTACATGAACAATAACTTTGCAAGTGTATCAAGAATGACTTCACGTCTTCTGTAAATCTGCTTACTGTGCCTGTATAGATACCCAGTGTCACCATTCTCCATAATATGCCAAACTTGAATCCAATCGTATCTAGTATGTTCTCCCCATCTCAAATGAAAGATTTTTTTATCATCAGGTTCAAGTGCATCAAGTAGTTTGGAAATTGCTGTTTGAAAGTTTTCCAGTCTTAAAACCATCGGATCACTTGCGTAAGCAACCGCTAGATTCTCCGACCTGTTGACGAATGTTCCGCTTCCACTTGCACCAGTATCATCAATACCAGGAACAGTGAGATGTTTCACTTCGTACAATCGTTCTAATTCATGCCTACGCTGACCAATAAGTTTATCAATCTTCAGGTATTTATCATCGAGTTCAAACTCAAGATAATCTCTCCGTGATTTTGTTAAATTCTTTTTGCCCAAACCTTACCTCCCATATATCTTTTAGTTTTGACCCACTTGATAAGCTTACCATCGTTATTGTTGTTGAAATAATCTGGCAATCTTGCTGTTGGACTTTCTTTATAGACAACTTTCTCAACGACTTGGACTCCAGGCTTCATTTCATCATCTATCCACCCAACAAGCCACGCAGGGTTTACATCATAGGTTTTAGCAATCATTTCAATTTGCTTAATCGACGGATATCCACCTCGTTCGTACAAATGAATTGTATTTTGGGAGACACCTGTCTCTTTCGCCATCTGTCCTACAGATAGACATAGATCCTCTCTAAGTTCTTTCAGTCTTAGCTGCATCTTGCTCTCCACTTTCTAGTATTAGCTTTTATGAATGTAGCCTGCTCTTGCATCTGCCTCCATTCATAATCCATGATAATTTCAAGTTGATTGTTACAAAGACCTTTTAAGAAATCATTTTGAGCTTCTAGCTTCTCAATATCCTTATAGGCCCTTTCATACAGTTCATCTTCCAGAAATCTAATGCGCTCTGCCATTGCTTCCTGAATGATGATGTAAGTTGGTTTCTTGTACTTTGTCATTACAATATTACCTCATCTCCAATTTTTAGAGATTCATAGTTTGTTTGAGTAACTACGAATATTCCATAATTTTGTACTGTGATAGTGTACATGTCGCCAATTTTCTCCTTTTGTAAGATTCTGCCTTTAATTTCTGCGCCTTGATTATCCGCCTTGTAGATAACCATCGGACGCTTCTCTTCTAAATCTCGAATCCTGTCCATCTGCCAGATGTTTAGTCCAGCAGATAGAAGAATCCAGATAGCTATGAATCGTTTCAATCTGTGACCTCCTGCTGTGGTTTAAAAGGCAATTCTTTTCTTGCTTCACTCATAATATAAAGATTGTCTGTTGGCAATGTTGCGAAGTATGTTCTCGATACTGCCGCTTGACAAAAAATCATTTCGTCAAAAACTAGCTGACATAACTCTACCAAACACTCTTCAATATCAAATACTTCGTCATCGTCTTCACTATCCATTTGCTCTTCATAAAACTCTGCAATTTCACAAGCTTTTCTGTACAATTTACCTGCAAACTCTCTTTTCATTTCTTCCATCACTCAACCTCCTCAACTTCAACACCCTCACAATCAAATACCCAGCCGAAACCAGCTTCTTCTAGTTGTTTGCGAGTAAAATTTGTAGCTAGTCCGCCCATAGAGAAGAATAGTTTCTTATCCATAGCATTATAATATAGCGGTTGTTTTGTTGCTTTCGTCACTACTGTATACCGCTCCTCTTCCTCAACCTCGTAGCCGTCAAGCCATGCACGGGCGACTTTGTTGTAAGCATCCTGTTCATTCATCAACCACTCATTGTATTGTTTGTTGAAGTTTTTTTCTCTAAGCGCATCATATAATGTAGCGTTCTGTCCCTTGTAATCCTCGATAATTTCCGCCACAAACTGCGGAACTTTGACTGGTTGCGGTTCGTCTAGTTGTTTCAACTCTTTCAAAAAAAGTTCAACCATTGAAGTATAAGGTACAGGCTCATGAAAAGGGCTGTGCTCATTCCACAATTCTTTATACTTCTTAATCAATTCCTGCTTATTCATCTTCCAACTCCTCAACTCACCTTGTGGCTTTCCAGATTTCCAAATTCTTGGCCATGATTTACAAAATATGAACCAATCAGGATAGCGTCAGCTTCATCGTCTTTAACGTTAAGGTCGAATTTATCAGACACCTTAGCAACTGCCTGCAGCTTCATCGACTTCTTGCTTCGGTCCTTGTAACTAAACTTCCAATACTTGCGCCATGTCGACACGTTCACGAAGTACACATTGTCAGCAATCAGTCGGCCAAGAATGATACCTGTCACAATTCCAATACTGATCATAGACTGCTGATTTGGTCCCATGACTGAGTTCTTCTCGACCACAATCGACTCAAAATGGCAGTCGTACTTCTGAATCGCTCTCGATTGAATAGCTCGCAATTCACTAGCCATGAATCGCCCACGCTCAAAGAAAGACTTGCTTTTATGTTTTAAGACACCACTCTGGACAAGGTCAGAGCCGTGAAATACGGCCCAGCCTGTCGCAGTAGTTGAAATGTCTAACGATAATGTCAGAGATTTCATTGCAGTTCTCCTTTGAATCCACAGAGATCAAATAGGTTTCGTTTATTATTCTCAATAAACTCAAAGAATTTCTGGAGCTCGGCCAAGTGGCGTTTCTCCCTCTTGACTCCAAGGCTTGTATGATACTCTGTCGGCGTTTCCGGTGTTACCCTGATGTCTAGCCAATAGAGAGGCTCGAACACGTCGCCACTTGTATCGAGAGAAGCGTCTGCGTCCGTATTTCTGAAATGCATCTGCATATCATATTCAATTTTATTTGTGATCGTGATATTCTTATCTACGATTTCTAGTGTGATACTTGTTCCTGGTATGTCGATTTTATTTAGCATTTGTTTTTCTCCTGTTTATCTAAATTCTTTTGCTATTGCAGCGATAACATTCACGGTAACGCTATTGCCAGCTTGCTTGTATAGTTGACTGTTTGAGTTGACTTCTTGCGCCTTATCAAAAGCCCAGTCTGGAAAACCTTGTAACCTCCAACATTCACGAGGTGTCAGCTTTCTAATTCTAAAATCAGGCTCTACTACCCCTTGACTCTCTCCAGTTAAGAGAGTATTTGCTATCTGCTTACCTACTCGCCCTCTGCGTGTTTTAGAGTTAGGGTGTGATAAATTCACGCTATCCCCAACCTCTGCTTCTGCATAACCTTGAGAGGTTGCCTCTGTTATTTTTAAAACATTGTTTTCGTGATAGCCATTGCTAGTCAGAGTAGGAGCGATGTCATGTTCTCCGCCTTGATTATAACCATGACCACGTTGAATAATTTTAGGTTCAAGACCTCCACCTTGATATGCTCTGATTGTTGGTGCGATGCCATCTGTTTCGTAAACAACTCCACATTGATTAAAATTGGGTTGCAATACCCCAAATTGTTTTATAGTATTACTTTTTATTGCTATCTTTTGCCCCTCCCCTTTGTTCGTTGTGAGCGTAGGAGCTAGGCCGTCAGCTTGATAGACTTCTCCATTCATGCCATTTCCAGACGGGTTGACATTACCGATTTTCACGACTGATCGGCTACTAGTTGACTGACTTTCTCCGCCGAGAGGAAATACTCTTCTGGTACATTCTCCTCTAAGATTTCCGATAATGAACACACGTTCCCGATTTTGGGGGACTCCGAAATTCTTGCTGTTAAGCACTTGCCATTCCACATCGTACCCCAATTCATCCAAGGTTGAGATAATGGTCTCGAATGTAATTCCGTTTTCGTGATTGAGGAGCCCTCTGACATTCTCAAGGAATAGATATCGAGGTCTGAGAATAGATGCGAACCTAGCAATTTCAAAGAACAAAGTTCCCCTTGTATCCTCAAAACCTCGTCTGTTTCCTGCAATGCTGAAAGCCTGACACGGAAATCCTCCACAGATAATGTCCACACGTCCGATTCCTCGAATAAACTCATCTGATACTGCTGTGATGTCATGTAGTTCTATTTCTCCTTTCGTGTCGTGTATAGCTTTATAACTAGCTCTTGCAAACTTGTCTATTTCGCAAAAGCCAACACATTCATGACCAGCGGATTCCATTCCAAGACGAAACCCACCGATGCCAGCAAATAGATCTAAAAATTTCATATTTTGTCTTTTAACAATTCCTCTCTAAAACGGCAACCCATCATCTGGGAGGTCAAATGGATTCGGATCATCAAAAGGTGAGTTGTTTCCATTTTGGAAATTGTTGCCTTGACCTTGACCGTGCTGACTGTTGCGACTTTCTAGCAGAGCGACACTCTCAGCGACTACCACAGTCACATATCTCCGCTGACCGTCTTTTTCATAAGACCTCACTTGTAAACGCCCTGTGAGACCGATAAGAGAGCCCTTGCTACAATACTGAGCAATGATGTCAGCTGTACCTCTCCACGCTTGAAAATTGATAAAATCAGCCTCACGGTCTCCATTTTCGTTCTTGAAATTGCGATTGACCGCAAGTGTGCCCTGCAAGCTAGATACATTATTAGGCGTTTTTCGTAGATCAGGAGGCGCTACAAGCCTCCCAACCAGTGTAACGTTGTTAATCATCTAATCCATCCCTTCGTACAAACTTTTTCCAAGTTGTTCCTCAAAATCTTTTTCATCTTCGGGGTCTAATGCGGCCAACTCTGTGACAACTCTTATTTTCGTTTCTCTACACGGCTGATAACCGTATTTGGCATACCTCAACATCCTATTAAATGTGCTTACGGGATATGGCAAAACATTATCAACGACTAAACGTTTTGTGTGCAAATGCTCAAAGAAATCCTCATGAAATATGACTTCAAAAACAGCCATATAATCATCTTCATCCAAATTGTCATAGTTTTTGTAATAAGCAAACTTCGTTATTGTGAAATCAAAATTTGAAATAACTTGTTTTGGATTTCCGTATGTGTTTCTGATGAGCTCTAAACGAACTTTATCTTTTATAGAATATATAGACCAGCAATTTTTGTTTTCGTACGAAAATTTCCAGTCTTTTGGTTTCTCTTTTATAAGTTGTTTATAATATCTCTGAGCTTCGATAAAATCCTGATTGTTTTCAAAGAATATGTCTAGGTCTTTAACTGGTTCGCCATTGAAAATATTCTTAAAGCAACCTCCAGCAATATATCCTTTGTGGCCCACTAGAAATTTATCAAGCCACCAAAGTTGTCTATAATTAAGTAAATCACTCTTTCTAAAATTCATATTCCCCTCCTGGATTGTGCCACCACTCTACCAGTTCGTCATGATGGGCGATCAGGTACTCGTCAAAGTCTTCAAATTGACGGATGGCCCATTTTAAGCGTTGGGTATCTTCTCCAGCTTTTGAGCAAAAGCCGCAAACTTTAAAGACAGGCTCAATCATGTCAATAATTTCTACAACTTGGCCATCGAGGTTCCAGACGCTATCCTCTCCCACCTTAAAATCTAGGATAAACTCATCCCCTAGGTTGTGGATAACCTGCAATCTCTTGCCGTCCGAGTAGATGAATACGCTGTCAGATACTTTTCTGATGTCCATACTTACCACCCACATTGCTCATTGAGTTCAGCCTGAGTCAGCGGCTCAATACGTTGATAACCGCTGACTTGATAATTCTTTTTAAAATCAAATCCAAGTTGACTTAGACCAGCCTTGAAACGGTCTTTTTCGGCTGTGTCTACAAAATACACTTCCAAAGTCATTTTTTGGCTATATCGTTTCAGGTCGTTTTCAGCCCCTCTGAGAGCGTTGGGCTCATTTCGAGGGATTTGCCCACCGTCCAAGATTTCGCCCGTTTCTGGGTCAAATTCTTGCGTTTCCTCGTCAATATGACAGCCATGTATTGTTCTAAACTCTGGATGTTCATTTTGTTGCTGAGCTAAAACTTCCTCACGTTCTCGTTTAGCTCGCTCTTGAGCCAATCTAACTTCTTCCTTTTGCTTTTCAAAAGCGTAATCTGCCTTGATTTGTTCCAACACTTCAGCCAAAGTCATGTCTTTCAACATACGAATATATGGCTGGTCTGTCATTCCGTACTCAGCACATTGTCCTGAGATTGCTGAGATGGTTCTCTTGTACTCTTCTTGTTTCTGATACTCAAATGTAATCATGTCATCAAGCGACTTCATCGTAACTTTCTTGAGTGTCACACCATCAGCCATGAAATCGCCTGACTTGATGTACTCAAGGGCTTTCTCGTCAAATAGACGAGGGTCAAGCATGTACTCAGCTGATTTGTTGGCTATGTAACTCTTAACCGTATCTATTTTTAGTTGTCTTTGATGTTCTTCAATTTCCTTGATACCTTTATCAAATTCACTAACTACGGTTGCAAATGGTTCAATAATTGACTTTGCATAACTATCCCATGTGTTAGCCGTCTCTGATAGCAAGTTTTTAGTGTCGATACGGATACGATTTTTAGACTCAATTAGCTTATTAAATTCAGCTCGCTTTCCCTTGTCATCTTTGAGAGTACTAGCTGTAGGAATATAGTCCTTGTACTTTTCAGTAGCCTCTATGAGGTCTTTTTCAAAAGACTCTCTAGTAAGCTCATCCGTTGTAATCATTTCATAGATTTTATTGATTTTCTTATCATCAATAACTTGTAATTCTTGCATGTTGTCCTCCTAGTATTCTAGTTCACCGTCTAGTAATTCTCCCTGGATTGGCTCCTCAGCTTGAGTAGGTTCAGGATATGCATGATTTGCCTCTTGCTCTTTGTTGAATTGATCAATCTGAGCCATCTTGCGTGCTACGACATCCTCACGGCTCTCTTGAGGAGTGACGTCTTTAGATGTGTTATCTAGCTGAATTTCATCAGCCTCATAGCTCGCTCCAAGCTCAGCAGGGAACGCCTCACGGTAAGCTGACACTAGAGCTACTTTCCGTATCATGACACAAGGCATAGTATCCCAGTTATTCTCACCTATTGGCTTACCGTATGAGTTCATCACTGGATAAGTAACATCTTTACCTTGTTGTGTCAGTTCCTTAACCCTTGCACGTATTTTAGAATTGTCGTACTCCTCAAACGATACTTCTGTTTCCGTTGGGTAAGTACGGTCTTTGCGGTACACCTTAGCCCAACCGCCAAGAATTTCAGCGCCTTTAGGAACAAATGCTCCTTTTGAGTATTTAATTTCACCGTCCATCAGATAGATTACGCCTGCCTCTTTGCCATCAAATTGCGGGTGACTATCTGCTTTCTTTTCAAAAGCTGATTTGGCAGTGACTATCTGGGCTGGCTGAGTGCCATACTTGATAAAAAAAATTTCTTTTGTAAATGGATTGAGGTTTTGGGCTTTGGCTTGAGCTATAAAATAGGCAAGCTCCTCATCACTAGCTTTTCCTTGCGGGTCAAGATACTTCCTGATAATACCGCTATTAAGTAGCTGAGGGTTAGTCAGAAAGTCCCCTTTTGCTTCTACAAGTTGATTGTTTGTCATTTCTTTCTACCTTTCGTCTTCTTCAAATTCCAATTTTCACGTTTTATACGTCTATTTTCATTTTGCAATTTCAAAATAATATCCTGTTGGTCGTTGATAATTTCTCCGAGTTCTCCGCCAAGATGAATATACTCAGCTCTCCAATTGTTGATTTCTTCGTGTAGCTCCTGAATCATATTTCATCACCCACGTATCGATACTGCCCACATCCAATATATACATACTCGCTTGGGTCAAGTTCTTCTCGTGGTTCAGGCGGTTGCATCATATCTCTGTCATAATCAAACATGAGCATACACCTTTCCAAGTTCCAACACTCGTTTCACATATCTGGCCTTGGATGTTAGCCCGAGATCCAGCAATTCGTTTTTTTCCTCATGGCTGGCCAAAAGCCACACACGGTTTTCAAGTTCAATTCTAGTCATCAGCGTCTCCTTTGCTCTATCCAAAACGCTTTGCATAGCGTGATCTTCGTGGTTCTGGCAAGGCTAATGGCTCAGGTCGCAATCCTTGAGGCGGTTCGTTGTCAAATGTGAAGCCTGGAAAATCTCTGCGAATGTTCTTGCGGATTTGTTCTCTTTCAATCTCACGACCCATTTCAAGCAATTCATTACAAGTTCTAATCACTTGCGTATCATACTCTTCTTGAAGTCGTTTTTCTTCCTCTTTTTGCTTCTCCAACTGATGAACTAGGATTCCTGCGCTGATAAATCCCAAAATCACTGCGCCAGTTCCTAAAAGCTGATTAATTAATGGTGGTTCAAACATTTCTTCTCTCCTATACCCCAAATTGTTTTTCTTTCTTGATATTCTCAAGCATTTCTGATAAAGTTTCTTTCTTCGTACGATAGCGATTACGACTTTTCCATTTGACGAACATGCGAAATCCTTCGTAATCGATAAATACAATCTTATGAGTTGGGTTATCGATGAACTGCTTGAAGTCTGGATGTTCTCGCATTTCACCTGCCCAGACTTTTGCAGTCCCGGGAGTCAACCCTTCCCACCTCTGACAAAGATGTTTGTAATCACCATGCGTAGCTTTTTCGTTCACATCAACTGGCTTATAAGTAATTTCTGTTTTCGGCATGCAATTTCCTCTCTTTCGTGTTATAATTTAGTTAGTTTTTTTAGTATGCGCCTGATTGCCGTCAGGTGCTTTTTTGTTTTATCTTAGTTCATCTGTGCTGATTTCTAATGCGTCAGCGATTTTCTTAACTGTGTCAAAATATAAATCTTTTACCACTCCATCCCTTAAACGATAGATCCCAGCTGTACCAACACCAGCTTTTAAACAAAGTTTATAAACTGTCCAATTTTTCTCTGAAAGTTTTTCAGATATTTTTTCCCAGAGCATGGTTGTTTCCTCCTTATCTGACTTTATTTTTATAGTTTTTATTTCTTTGTATGTCTTTTTACAACATATTGTGCCTTTTGTGACCTTATCTTTCGAAAAAACACTATATATTGACAAACATTGTTTTTTATCATACAATGAAAGTGCGACTAAGACCTCTCACGTTTTAGTCAAAATTTCAATAGAAAGGAGATTTAATCATGGGTAAAAATCAGCATGTTGTCCCTGCTAAGAATGGCGGTTGGAACGTGAAAGGTGCTGGCAATTCAAGAGCAACTGTTCACACTACTACAAAGAGTGAAGCTACAAATATTGCTAGACAGATTTCACGAAATCAAGGTTCCGAACTTATCATTCATGGCAAAGATGGGAAAATTCAAAGTCGTGACAGCCACGGTAAAGATCCATTCCCACCTAAAGGCTAGTCATAATTTGGTCTTAGTCTTACAACATACCCTGTAGCAGTGGTTACATCATCTAGTGTGACTTCTGCTATTTTTTTCGCTCCATCCTCTGTTTCAACAATTAGCCGTGTATAGAAGCGACTATCTAAAATGTTCATCAGATTTGGTTTGAAACTATACGGATATCGTCTTGGTCTCATTTCCTTCTCCTTTGTATTTATTTTTCTACCCTCTCTTTTATTTATTTAGAGAAGTAGGACTTGTTGTTAATTAATATTTATTGTTAGTTAATACTTGTTGTTAGTTAATATTTATTAGTGCCCAAAATCTGACATCTCACTTTCTGACATCTCACTTTCTGACATCTCACTTTCTGACATCTCACTTTTTGGAATGTCAGAATTATAATTCATAGACGCCTTTTTAATAGACAGATTTAATCTCTGTTTCATAATATCGAATTGGAAATCAGATATTTTTACATCTGAAAAGAATCTGAATATATGACTCCCTCCATTTCCAGGAGGTTTTTTTCGGATTTTTCGCAAATACCCAGCCTCTTCAAAGATTTTGAAATACTTATCGATTGTCTTCCGATTAACACCTTTTCGCTTGGCTATCTCCTCTGGATAGACTTGCCAGTTTGGGTGATTAGCCAGCACCACCATCATAATACCAACAGCTGTAAAGTCCATCGCAGGGTCGTTGATAAAGCTATTACTAACAGCTGTATAGTTATCAGTTGGATTCTTGAAAGATGAATTGGCAATCTAAATTTTTAAAGTCTGTCATACGCTCTCCTTTCTATTTCTAATCTCCATTTCTGCTATAATATAGTCAGAATTGAGCTACTTGAAAAGTATCATGAATGGCTCCATAGCTAAGACGCTTGAATTTTTCTAAGTCTATCTGAAAATTGATAGGCTTTTTTATTTTTCCGCTATACGGATATCGCCTTGGTCTCATTCCTTCCTTCTTTCTAACCTGTTAGATGTTCCTGATTAAGGAACTTGTTGATAAAGTACTGTTGTCCTTTGCCAGTGACTTTTGGTGTCTTGTTCACAGTGATATGTCCATCTGCGTGTTGTACGTTTGTTTCCTTGATTTCAAAGAGTTTCAAGTCCATGCTACGTTGGGTTGGCATGTTCCAGTCTGAGCCTTTGCGCTTAATCAGGTAGCCATTTTCACGCATCCAAGAAAAGAGGCGATTGGCACCGATTTTGTAGCCGTTTTGGCTAATGAGTTTGGCAAGTTCGCCGACCAAGATAGATGTATGACTTGCACTTACTGCGTCGGCAAATAGCACCTTAGGACGGTCAGCCTCAATCTGCGCTTCCAGCTTGTGGACTTTCTTATCCGCCATGAGCAAGGCTCTTGCCATAATCTTCTCAGGACTGTTGAAGTCTTTTTCTACCTGAATGAAGTACTGTCTGACTTCTTTACCTTTGTCAGTTCGCTGAATCATGGCGATTTCTTTAGCCATGTCTAGTTTGATGATGTGGTCAGTCGTATTTTGACCTGTTGAAGAGGTGAGACATTTTTGGGTCACCTTTAAAAAGTCCTCGTTTTCATTAAAACCGTATTCAGTCATGCGACTAAACCACTTCTTATATTCTGTTTTAACTCCCAATGCCTCATGCAACTGACGACCAGATACAATCGGCTCGTGATTTTCATTCACAGTCACTTTAATAACTTCGTTCATGTCATTCCTCCTACTCCTCAAATCTTTCTTACTCAATCCCATAATCTTCAATAACTTGAAGAATGAAACTGTTGGCTCGTGGGCCCTTCGTCGTCCCACTCAGAATATTTGTTACTTCCTGTCGCTTAAAGCCGTATGCAACTGCTAGAGTTGCTTTTTTGATACCCTTATCTTTTAAGAAAGCATTAACTCTTTCACGACCGTTTGTGATATCTGGCATATAAATTTTTCCTTTCTATCTTAACTTGTCCAAGCTGACTTCCAGTGCATCAGCGATTTTGCATATATTCGTCCACGACATCTCTTTCATCCTACCAGCCTTTAGGTTAGAAAAATTAGATGGATGGACATTTGATTCCTTAGCTAAACGATACATCGACCAGCCTTTTATTTTTAATTGTTTTTCAATTTCATCCCACATCTAAAACACCATATATTGTGCTTTCAAAGCACATTAAGTCCTTTCTTATACAATATGTTGACAAACAAAAATGTTTGGGTTATAATATATTTTGACTAAAACGATTTGATAAGACCTTTCCAACTCCTTATGAAAATCGCAAGTCAAATAATTAAGAAAGGAGGATTGCTTATGGCAAAAAATGCCAAGCAGACCTCTGCTAAAGTCGCCACCAAAGCAAGCAAGGCTCTTCGCGACGGACGTTCTTCTGCTCGAACAAAGTCTATCGCTGGATCGGCGCTTTCACAGACTCGTAAAAAGTAATACGATATAGTCTGAGTTTAAAATATAGCTTTTTCCTTTTTCAGAAACTTTTATAAGATTCTGGTTTGGGAAAAGCTTTTTTATTTCTTCAGGAACTTCTTGAATATCGCACTCCCCGAAAGAAATTTCTGAGTCTATCGTTGTAATTCCACTGACTTTTATGTCCCTTCCCTCCTTTTTCAAAAAATAAAAATGCCCTATCTAACTGATAGAGCATGTGATATAATAGTGACGGCACTAACGATATAGCCTCTGAAAGGAGGTGAGTCCCATTGGAATTACTTTTCACACTTATCCTTG